TGCAATTTTCATTTAAACTTTTGTGCTGACCAGGGTTGGAGCTGACCGGGTTTGGAGACCGGCTTTTCGCTATAGGTGGTCACAGCTGTTATTCCTTGCTGAAACATTGTCCGTTCGTGTATGAGGCTCATAAGGATGGGGTACACTGGGCTAGGCCAATGGGCACCAAGAAGAAGACAGATGTGATGCCGTGGTTGATGGTTAAGATATGTTGGATAATTCCCACCACCGCAACACTTAGGTAGTAAACCACCCTGCGGGTTTAATTGTCGCCGTTTCCCATAGCAATGATGCAGATAACGGGACTTCCGATTGACTAGCATGGAACCTACTCAATCAACTGGCGCTTCGGAAAGACGAGGTGACTCCACGGAAAGACGTGGTTCGGCCCAGAATGTGGGTACATCTAGCTCTGCGGAGCGTGGTGAGTGGTCAGGTTATCGACTACTGTTGTCCAGGGATCAGGTTACTAGCGTTGTTGACACTTACGCTGCTATTTTGAGTCGTATGCGAAATAGACTCATGCATGCCTTGAATGGTAATGTGCAGCCCAAGCCTAAGTCGGCGGCTGGAAATGGGGTTGCACTTTGGAGACAGCGTAAAACACGCATTAATGCTAAGCGTGTTGCTAAGGCGTCCGGGAGGTGTGCTGAAGATGATGCTTCGTCTTCTGTTTCGTCTGTTCAAGACGCTACTCTGGGCGCTTATGAATCCGATGCGAGTAATTTACCTGATCGTCCTCGTAGCCGGTTTGTCCCTACTTGTACTGGCCTGCATACATACAGACCTGATAACCCGTATTGTGAAGTATGCGGCGAGTACAATGTTGGGTTATCTGTTACCTATGAATCTACCACTGGAGCATTTGAAGAATTTCACACAGCCCGTGGTGGATCACCTCAACAATACGGCGCAGAGAATGTCCAGAGAGTTCAATCTTTGGCGAGCGCTGGTCGAAGCACTGGAGGGGGGTCTAACGCCGATATGACTAGCGTCGCGACTTCGAAATCGGACGCAAGGGTTTTGCCCAGACTACGACAGATGTCTAGGCGACAAATGCGGCGTGTCCGCCAACTTCGGTGTATGACAAGGAGGCTGTTGGGGGTGGATGATAAAACGAATTCGGACTACGTTTCCCGCAAAATTGCGGAGGGACAACAATTGCGAACATCTAGGGCAATGCGCAGATCAAAGCGCGTCGCCCCACCGAGAACAAGATACATCTATGAGCCAATCTATGATGTTTGTGTCGACAACTTCACCAAAGTTGATAACGATGACGACACGTCAAACATCACTATCACTCCGAGCGTTACTGGTATGCTTGAGGACTTGTTCTACGAAGATCCAGCTACTCCTCCGGTTAGTTCTGCGGAGGTTGTGGTGGATAGCCCTAGGAATCCACTTATCTTCAGTGAATCGGGAAAATGGTGGACCCCAGTGGCTGAATACATTGGCTATCGCCGTGATATTGTCGAGGTTGGTACTGTACCGACTACTTTGAGAGATCTGCAGCCCGACAATTGCGGCGAGAATTATGCGCCTACCAAGGAGCATCTCGAACGACGTTTGAACAGAGAGTTGTACAGATATCTGATGCGAGAGAAGTTGCCTGGCGGCGAGTATGTAGATAAGAA